ATTGAGCGTGACCTAGCAGGTTTGCCAGTTGCTTATGTGCCACCTGAGTTTCTTTCATCTACTGCAACAGCCGAGCAAGCCTCAGTTCTAGCAACTATTCAAAACATCGTTACATCTATTAAGCGTAACGAGCAAGAAGGAATCGTCATGCCTTCTATGTATGACGACCAAGGACACAAAGTATTTGATTTAGTTCTTCTATCTTCAGGCGGTTCTCGCCAGTTCGATACAGACAAGATTATTCAGCGCTATGACCAAAGAATTGCTATGTCAATCCTTTCTGACTTTATTCTTCTTGGCTCTGACCGAGTTGGCTCTTATGCCCTTGGAACTTCCAAGATGGATTTGTGGTCAATGTCAGTTGATTCAATCGCTAAGAACATCGCTGAAGTAATTAACCAACACGCTATCCCACGCCTGTTAAAACTTAACGGCATGGATGTTTCTCGCGCTCCTTATCTAACATACGGTGAAGTAAGCCATGTTGATTTGAATGAGATTGCTGGATTCGTTGGTAACTTGGTTGCTTCAGGTGCAATAGTTCCTGACCCTAAGTTGGAAGAGTATCTACGCGACTTGGCTGGTTTGCCACCTGCCGAACACGATGGACAGAATTTTGGTATGCCTCCTATGCCTGAAGGTGAAGGAATTCCTCCTATGCCTGAAGAACCAACAACATCAGGCGAAGAAGAATTACCTCCTGCTCCTACTCAAACTGAGGCTCCGAAACTTCCTGAAGTTGGTTAGAGATGGCAATTCATTTTGCTAAGGCGCGAGAAAAGCGAGTTCCTCTAACACCTCAAGAGCAAGCCCTTGCTCGTACTTTGTACGACTCAATTCAGCGAGCCACGGACAAAATTTCTATGAAGCAACTTGAGAGTCTGCTTCGCAATATGAATCCCGAAACTTTAGAGCGCTTGCTTGAAACAATCACCATTGCCAATCAAAAGAAAATTCAGCAAAGCCTTTTAGCCTCTATTGACCTTGGCGGTAAAGAGGCGATTGAGCAGATTCAAAGCATTGCTCCAAAATTAGCCTTGCCAGCCTTCTTGCCTTCTAAGGTAAAGGTAGATAACAAACCTGCGATGGCTAACATGGAGTTCACCAAACTTCCAGCATGGGCGCAACCTAAGCCACCTAAAGTCGAATTTGTAATGTCTTTTGATAAGACAAACCCAAACTCTTTAGCCTTTGCTCAACGCCGTGCTGGAGAGTTGATAGTCTCGATTGATTCCCTTACCCGTAACTCAGTTCGTCAAGCAATCATTGATGCTTTCAACGAGCAATTAGATTACAGAGCAACAGCCCGAAGAATTAAAAATGTTGTAGGACTTCATCCTCAATGGGCAAAAGCAGTTACTAACTTTGAGAAGAAAGAGTTTGACCGTTTAGTTAAGAGCGGAATCAAAGAGGCAACCGCTCGCGCTCGCGCAATAGAACGCTCAACCCGCTATTCAAATTCTCTTAAGAGTAAAAGAGCAACGATGATTGCTCGTACAGAGATTCAAATTGCTCAGAACGAAGGACGCCAAGAGGGATGGAACCAAGCGGCTAAAGAGGGTTATGTAGATGTTGAAGCACAAAAGATGTGGGTCATTGCTCAAGATGAACGCACCTGCGAAATTTGTTCTGAATTAGATGGTGAGATAGTTCCTTGGAACGAAACATTCTCCAGCGGTCATGAGACCCCAGGCAGAGTTCATCCCAACTGTCGCTGTACCATGGTGATAATTCCTCCCGATAGGCGTCGTTAATGACTATTGAAATTACTTTACCTGTTGGATACAAACCAGTTTTCAAACATGGTGACCACGACCAGTCATCGCACGGCTCATGGGCGCACGGGGTCGAGGTAGCCCCTGAGATTGTCCGCTCAACCCTTGAGAGGGTTAAGGAGAATGGCGGTCTCTCAGTAAGCCTCAAAGACGGTTCTGAGCCTACTAAGGGCTTTATGGTTGCCAAGGGTAAGAAGTTCGCGGCGATAGTCAAGGCTGACGATTTTTTTGATGAGGCTAAAGGCGCTGAGATTCTTTCCTCCTACATGAAACAACATAAATCTGAGTTCAAGAATTCGAATAACTACCTCGGTTTATGGCATAATACAGATGATGGACAGGTTTACCTTGATGTTTCCGAAAACATTGAGGACGAGGGGGAGGCTATCTCTCGGGGTCGTGACCGCGACCAAATCTCAATTTGGGATGTAGCAAACTTCAAAGAGATAGATACAGGAGGAACAGGTGGCATCGAAAAAACTCGAAGCAGTAGAACTGCCCGATATGTCGAACATGACGGACGAGCAGATAGACGCTTACGCCAAAGAAATTTGGGCGAAGTTAGCAAAACCCTCAAAGTAATTTATTTTGATTATGGGTTAAAACCAGTATTCAAGCATGAGGGGCATGAGGACCAGTCAAGCCATGGCAACTGGGCAACGGGCAGAAGTGAAGAAGATGTTGAACGCATCTCTCGCATGAAAGACCGTGGACCTTCTATTGAAGAATTAGATAAAGCAATGAGTGGCGGGGATTCAGGAATAGACCCCGACAAAGCAGAGTTTATGATTGATAATGATTCGTATTTGAACAGCATCATCGAAGAAGGTATTCAAGAAAAAATTTCAAGACTTGAATCTCTTGATGGCAAAGAAATGTCAGAATCAGAAAAATTAACTAACTATGACAGTTGGCGCGAACAGGTAATAAGAGACTATATCGCTAACAATCCTGAAGAATTAGAGCAATTCGCAAGAGATAATGATTACGGTTCACTAAGAGACCCTGAAGTATCGGACGCATTGAGAGAATCTTTCCAAGATGTTTATGGAGTAGAAGTTACTTCTAACCGCAATGGAGACTCTATTACTCTTCGCTCTGAAGTTGAAGAAGTGTATGTAGACGGGGATGGAATTCATGTTAAATCAAATGTATTTAACGAAGATGGGGATGTAGTAACTACTGAATCAATTCATCGCGTCTTTAGTAAAGATGAAGAATCAGGCACTTGGAGTGTTGAGCATAAACTTTTAGAAATAGAAGGAGATTACAGAGGACTAGGCTTTGGCGGAAAATTCCTACAACAATCTGAAGATTGGTATATCGCTAAAGGAGTTACTCACATAGTTCTAAATGCTGGTTTAGAAGATGGCGCTCGCCATTGGGCAAACGCTGGATTTGATTGGAATAGAGATGAACTTTCTTTTATTGCCTCTCAGTTAGATGACCAAATAGCATCCGCTGAAAGAAGAGTCCAAACTGGCAACAGCGGTCTTATGGGTGTGTCAGCCACGAAATTTGGACAAGACCTTCAAGAAGCCAAGGTGTTGTTGGGTCGTATGCGAGATAGCGAAGGCAACATAAAAGATATGCGAAATGATGATTTTCCAAAACCTGCTGACTTTGCAAGATTGGGTTCAAAATCTCCTCTTGTCACAGAGGATGGTGATTCAACATGGACTGGCAAAGAACTCTTAAGAGGTATGTATACGCCTTATGTCAAAGTTTTGACAGCCGAGGGTAGTAAGATTTTGGACGGACCAATCGACATGGATGGCGATGGCTTAATCTATGACGGTACCCCTAGAGAGAAACCAGTCTCAGGTGGATAAAATAAATAAACTGGGGTATAATTAGATTATGACAAAGCGAGAAGAAGAGTTAAAAATCATTCAACAGACTTATCGTGAATGGCAAAAGACTAACCCGCAATGGGAAAACGAACAAAGCGCTTCTGCCGAAGATGAACTAAAGTTGATGGAAATGATTGAAACTGCACTTGAAAAGAATAAACCCCAGTCAGAATAGTGTGCGCTATTCTTAGAACATGGCGGATATTGCTCCTAAACTAATTCATCTAAGCGCTGAGAAACTACTCGCGCTTCATGAGAATGTTCATAAATCGGCATCCCCTACCTCGGCTGAAATCGAAGTTCATCACACCATCCTCAATGAGATGGCTCGACGCAAGATGGAGCGCCCAAAAGATGATTGGGACAAGTACGAGATTCTTGTCGATTCAATCGACAATGTAGACCTAACCAGCCTTAGCGGATTACCAGCCGAAGCCGTCTTAGATGTTATTAAAACTACGGGTGATACCGAAGGCAATATCAAAACTTTTTTAACTGTCAATGGTTATCAGATGCGGATTGAGCCAGTTGAAAAGCGTATCCAAGAAGAAGATGGAAAATGGGTTGTTTACAACGAGGCTGGAACTAGAAGTTTTGGAAGTTATGATTCTAAGGAAAAGGCTGAAGAGCGCCTAAAACAAATCGAGTTTTTCAAAGCCGAAGAAAATTACAAACCTCCTCAATCAGTAAGAGATGCGGCGCAACGAGCAATCGAATGGATTGATGCTGGACTTGCTGGTGATGGATTTACAAGAGTTGGAAGAACAAGAGCGGGTCAATTAGCCCGAGGCGAAAGTGTTTCTCTTGAAACATTAAAGCGAATGAAATCTTTCTTCTCTCGACATCAAGGAGACAAAACAGCACTTGGCTTTAACCGTGGAGAAAAAGGTTTTCCTAGCGGTGGTCGAGTTGCTTGGGACGCTTGGGGCGGAGATGCTGGATTCGCTTGGGCAGAATCAATGGTGGAACGATATGAAAACGAAGTTGAAAAGCACGGAGACCACGACCAAGCCGACCACGGAAATCGGGATGGCGGAAGTAGTGGTGGAGAAGATAAGGGTTCGAGTGGTCGCCCCGCTATGGCACCTGATAAACCTGCATCATCAGAGCGAAGCCCTGCCGCGGTTAAAGAAGCCGAAAGACTTAGAAGAGATGCTGAAGCAGTAGAGCCAGTAATTACATCTTTGATGGAAGGCATTGCTAAAACTATTGATGCTGATTTTGCAGAACTAGATGGCAAGAGTTCTCTTGAACAAAGATTAAAGTCCACAGATTCTCTTGCTCGCAAGATTGATGCTGATGCCGAGAAAGACCATGGCGGAGACAGAGAAGCGGCGGCTAAAGCAATCTCTGATGGTGTTAGATATACACTCAATGTTGATGAAGCGAATTACACAGATGGTGTTGAAAAGACAGTAGAGGCTTTAGAAAAAACTGGTTGGAAAGTTGAATCGGTTAAAAACTTTTGGCAAGCAGGTGACCCTTATGACGGCACCAATATCAAGATAAGCAAAGACGGGGTAAAGGTAGAACTACAACTTCACACTCCAAACTCTCATAGAGTTAAGGAAGTTGATTTACATACTGACTATGAGACTTACCGTACTTCTAAAGACAATACAGAGCGCCAAGCCATTTGGGACAGAATGGTTGATAAGGCTAAGGCTATCCCTCGTCCAGCCAACATGGGCAAACTTTTAACGCTTGGAACCTTGGTAACTCAGACTTTTGAAACCGCTCAGCAAGCAGGATTGACTAAATCAACTGGGGTTGATATTATGTGGACAATAACGAGAGGAGGTATAGCCGTATGCGGTATTTTGCAAAACTAGGCGCGAATGGCGAGGCGATAAACATTTATCGTTTCGAGCGCGGAGAAACATCCATGGTCGAGGACAG